GTAATACTTGGGGCAGTAACACTACCTGCAGGAAACTCTGTACCTACTGTGACGTAATCTGCACCAGATAAAATTACACCAAAGAATGCATGTCCATTAGCTGGCGCTGAACTAAATACAATATTATTTCCTAATAGTTTGAAGCCTGCACTACCCGTTGGATCTGGTTCCTGAATTACACCATTAACCGATATATAAATCTGCTGAGTATTAATTGGAAAAGGGACAGGAGCCGCTCCACCTACTAGCAACGCAAATGATGTTGTGCTCCCGTTAAAACCAGAGCTTATGTCATCAATAATTTTGTTGCCAGACTCCGCAACCTGTAGATCATTCCCAATATACATTTGTATTTAGTGACTTATTACTCTCTATTGTATTTGAACTCTATTTATCTACTCAGTTTCCCACTTAGTATTAGGACCATTAGTAGTAGGTGCCTTGGGCCAAATAACAGTATCGTAACCCGTCTTAAAATAAGTCTGAGGAATATCCCTAAGGGCTTGTCTGTATGCAGCCCAAGCTGCTTGATCAACAGTACAACCCGGAATCATTGTCCAATCAGTAGTACGTAATAAGAAATCTCGCTTCTTGCGAATAATATCCCAACTAGTCTCATCTAGTTTTAGAATTGCCTTATCAAATTGCTTGTCAATCTCTGTTTTAATATCTTCAAACTGTTTCTGAAGAACACTTATATCCCCGAAAGTAGATAAACCCATGACATTAAGTCTGATCGAGGTAACTCATTGTCAAATCCATAGCAGTTGCTGTATCACAACGTGCTCTTAAAACATCACTAGATTCAAGAATAATTTTACTTCCGGTAATTAATTCCAAAGAAGCTCCAGCTGGAACCGGAACTGATTTTAATAGGTAAACACTGTCACCACTATTAGGAACTAAATAGACATCGACGTTTGCGCTAGTAGTAGTTTTATTAGCGACTAGAGCATTAAGGATGATAACAGTTGAGGTGTTACCTGCTGTTAATACATTGGTATTAGTGCTACTTACAGCATCTGTGACCAAACTAGATTTAGTTGCCTGTTTGAAGGTATTTGCCATATCAACCTAAAGCGACGATGAGAGCGATGTTGTCATTGGAGTTAAACAGACCATTAACAGTTAAGCTTCCTGTGATAGAAACGTTACCCGGCATAGTTACTGAGCCCGATCCATCTATTGTAAGCCGAGCAACACCTCCAGTAACTAGTGCTATCTGATCAGAACCAGGAGAGTAAAGTCCTGTATTCGGATCACTAGCAAACTTTAATGCACAGCTAGTTAACGAACCCATCCCTAAAGACGAATTAGTTCCATCTTCTCTTAATAGTGCGATACCTCCACTAGTGGAGCTGTCATGTATAACACAGACTTTTTTATCTATGTCTATAGTAACTTCACCTATTGCACCAATAAAAGTAGAAGTTTGTGATGTCGATCCTCGACGGAGTTGTACTTGAGTGGCCATAAGACTATCCTAATGCAACTGCTATTGCAGTAGCGAAACTTTCAGTTGCCATAGTTCCAGAATCATCTGGTAATGTGATGGTTCGATCCGCAGTTGGATCAGTGACTGCAAGGGTTGTTTCATAAGCGTTAGCGGTAGCACCTTCAAATACGAGTGGACTAGCCCCTGCAAATACTGCACTAGTTGCAGTAATTATTCCTGTAATAGTAGGAGCAGTTATAGATTTATTTGTTAAAGTTTGAGATCCAGTTAAAGTTGCTACTGTAGCGTCAATGGCATAAGTAACTGTTGATCCTGTAGCACTGGTATCAATCCCAGTGCCCCCAGTTAGTACTAATGTGGCAGAATCTAAATCAATAGAAATTGAGCCAGAATCTGAGGTTATATCTAAATCTTCAGCAGTAATTTGAGTATCTACATAAGCCTTAATACTCTGCTGAGTAGCTAAATGAGTAGCAGAATTACTCGACATATTATCTTCGTCTTTAATTGAAGTTCCTGATATGGCATCATTTAAAACGGCACTAGTTATAGTCTTATTCGTTAACGTATCTGTAGTGGCCTTACCAACAAGTGTATCTGTGGCGTTTGGAAGTGTAATTATACGATCTGCAGTCGGATCAGAAACGGTCAGAGTTGTCTCATGAGCATCTGCAGTATTACCTTCAAAGATAAGATTTGAGTCAGTAAGAAGGATACTAGTAGCAAGAGGAGCAGTTAATGTCTTGTTAGTCAGAGTCTGTGACCCAGTTAACGTAGCAACTGTGGAATCAATAGCGTAAGTAACTGTAGTTCCCGTAGCACTGGTATCAATACCTGTACCGCCAGTAAGAACTAAAGCCTCTGAATCTAAATCAATATCGATATTTCCAGAATCAGTTTGAATATCTAAATCTTCAGCTGTTATCTTTGTGTCTACGTAGGCTTTAATACTTTGCTGAGTAGCTAGATGACTAGCAGAATCACTAGACATATTATCTTCATCTTTAATTGAAGTTCCTGAAATAGTGCTATTTAAAACAGGACTAGTTAATGTCTTATTTGTTAAAGTTTCGGTAGCAGCAATTAAAGAAACTGTTCCATTAACATCCTGAACAGTTAAAGTTCGAGTAGTACTGCCAGATATTCCTGAACACTCAAATGCAAGTTGTTTAGTATTATCTGAATTATCTCGAATACGGAATCCACTATCATCTGTAACTACCGCAGTAGATGTAATAGAAGCCAGCCCTGCAATTGTTGTAGCAGTACCTCCTAGAGCAATACCTGTACTACCTACTGTTACTGAACTATTAGCAAGCTGAGCATTCGGGATGGAACTTGTTCCTATTTCCCCTGATGAATATGTTAAACCCGATCCAGAAGCAACACTAATATGTGCTCTAACTTCAGAAGCTGATGGCCCGGTATATGTAATAACACCTGTTGAATTGTTATACGCAAGACTTCCATCACCACCTGAATCAGTAACCGAAATCGAACTAAGTAGTGCAACTGTACCAGTCGCATTAGGCAGTGTAATAGTACGATCTGCCGTGGCATCTGTAGCAGTTAAGGTTGTCTCATAAGTATTAGCTGTTGATCCCTCAAATACAATATTTCCACTACTAATACTGATCGTGTTAGCAGCATCAATTGCACCTGCATATAAAGTTGTACCTATTACTGAAGTCGCTGTTAAAGAACTTATTCCCGTAAACGTAGTTACTGTTGCTCCAAGAGCTACACTGGTGTTACCAATTACTACTGAACTATTTGCAAGATTATTATTCCCAATTGAAGTAGCACTCGTTAATACAGTTCCAGTTTCATTTGGAAGCGTAATTGTGCGATCAGCTGTTGGATCAGTAGCCGTTAATGTTGTCTCATAAGCATCTGCCGTAGCTCCTTCAAAAGTAAGTCCGCTAGTTGTTAACTTTAAAGAGTTGGCAGCAGCATCTGTACCTATATTTAACGTGGTGATATTACCAGTCGTTGCTGTTAATGTAGCTATTCCAGCAAAAGTAGTAACAGTTGCACCCAGTGCAACAGCAGTGCTACCAATGGTTACCGAACTATTAGCTAATTGAGCATTAGGAATTGCACTTGTTCCTAAAACACCTGTCGAAGAGTTATATGTTAACCCTTCACCAGAGGCAATACTTACTGATCCTCGTGCTCTCGCATTCGTATAATAAAGATTCGTGTTTTCAGTAAGATCAGCTGTCGTATTACCGCCAAAATCTAATTTATCCGAAGAAGTATTTAACTCCTGGAATAATCCACTGACTATTACAAGTGACTTTCTAGTTGCCATACCTCAATCCGACGCAGTTCTGTATATATTTCAAAAGAACTGTTATTCTATCTATCTTACCAAGGATATAGCCCTTAATTTCTAACCATAGGTGCTTCTATTTTGATAATTAATTGAGTTGTACTAGATGCTCTACCTACACGAACTAGATATTTATCACTTCCAGTTGGAGGTGTTGCAGTTATACCACCAGCGCTTGCCCCAGATAAATAGTAATCACTAGCTCTAGTTAGTCCTGAAGAGGCTAATTGGCCAAGAGTTACACAGTTTACAGTTTCGCCTGTCAACTTCGAAGTTTGAGCAAACCCAATACAACTTGCTTTATCAACAGTATCGTTTGCTATTGCTTTACCTACTTTTCCATCACTAGAACGTGAATATAAAGCCTCACCTTGAGATACATTCTCAAACGCAGGAGCTGCAAACCCTATAACAGAGTAAACCTGCTTACCAGCTATTGTTGTTTTTAAATCTATTAAGACTCCTATTAAACCTTCAAAATTGGATTCATAAGGTTCTTGATCTTTTGCGCCTGACATTAATCTAACCTGATAGGTGGTTCTATGCGGATACTAAAAACAGAAGTTGTTGCACCTTCTCCTATTCTTACAACAGCTTGTCCAGAAGATGAAGGAATAGTAGTTGATATAGCTCCTGCAGTTGAAGCACTTAAATAATAAATATCTCCTGGATCAACAGTACTAGGCATCGTTTTCACACC